TCGATTTTGCAATATCAACTATAGGGTATTCCTTAATAGTTTCTCTAAAATCTAAAACAATATCATTTATTTGAGAATTTGTTTTATGTTGTAAGATACCCATCAAAACTTCCTTCATGAATTTCTTAAATGCATCTGGAAAATTTGATCTTACAACATCAATTCCCTTTACATCTAATTTATTAACATCAATTCCTTCATTATTAATAATCCATTGAGCATATCTTTTTTTAGCAATCCATATTCCTGACCTTGCAATTGTTTCCTGTTTTATATCAAATAAATGTTTATCGATATTATGAAACTTTTTAGCATACATATTATATGTGTCATTAATATGATCCTGCACTTCAGGTGTAATTTCAAGAATTCTTTCTGTCATTAATTTAGAATCATTAATATCCATATTGGGGTATCTATGCTTAATTAATGGCAGAGCAGAAAAGAAAACAGAATCAGTATCCGTATAAATGCAATATTCTTCTTTCGTTCCTAGTTCTTTATTATAATAATGATCTACAATCTTTGCTGTATTTTTAATTAATTCCTGACCTGATAGTGTAATGGCTTCTGCATTATCTAAATCAAACCATCTAAATGTAGGTGATCCTAAAACACCATACATTGAATTAAGAAGAATTTTAGTTACCCATTGCCTTTCGAAATAATAATTCTTTTTTTCTTCATTTCCAGCTTTAGCGTATTTTTTCATTTTATTTTTATATTCAACACGCTCCTCAAACCATTTTTCTAATATGGATGGAATCAGACCTTTTCTATCTGTGACATATAATACACCATTAGCTGAAATAGAATATTTATTAACTTTTATATATTCCTTTAATTCTTCAGTATCAACCTTTTCATGCTTATTTTTCTTTTTTAATTTTAAAGTATAATTTCGCTGAACATTATTATGAAAATCATTATAATCCCAATCTATAATTGTTGCATGTTTGGTTTCTGGTGA